AGTTTCTGATGAATCAGAACAATATATAAATCCATATTTGATTTATGTAAGTGATGATATTACTATTTCCGATGAAAAGATTGTCGAAACAACTACTGCAAATATAGACATTAATCAATATGATGACCTGACAATAGCCGATGAAATAGAAGAACTCATACCAATTAATTACATAAATCAGTACGATAGCTTGACAGTTCAAGATGAGGCTGATGAGTTAATCCCGATTGATTATATAAGCCGATATGATAGCTTGGAAGTATCAGATGAATCAGATATTTTAATGCCATTCATACCTGTATCCGCAAATGATGAATTGACGATGCAGGATGAGACTAACGAGTTAATACCTGTCGATTACATATCTGCCGAAGATGATTTAACCGTATCTGATGAGGCCGAAGCTGAATTGAATGTTTTGCTCATAAATGTTAATGATGAGTTAATAGTAAGCGATGAAAATGATGTATCGGTATTTTCAGAATCTACTCTTGAAATTAATGTTTATGATAGAGTCTTTATAAGCAGATCATTCTTCCGACCGAATGTTTATGATGGCTTAACGGTATCAGATGAATATGATGTTTCTGTTACATCTGCTGCCGATTTGGATATTGACGAGCCTGAATCAATAACAGTATCGGATGAATCAACAGTTCAATTCGATAAATATCTTATAAGCCAGAAAGATGATTTAACTGTTTCAGATGAAGCTGAACAGTATTTAACAATCTACGAGATTAATGTTTATGACGAATTAACTATTTCGGATGAGAAAGATGTTGCAGAAACGGGGACGGGAACCAGGGCAATAAACGAATATGATTCTTTAACTGTTGCCGATGAGTCCTCTCAATATCTGAATCTATATGAAATCAATGTCTCGGATGATATAACGGTTGCGGATGAAACAAGTCTTTATCTCAATCTGTATCTGGTTAATTACTATGACAGCTTGACGGTATCGGATTATACAGAACCATTCATAACATCTGCCGACTATGATTATGTCAGTCAATATGAAAGCCTGACGGTAAGTGATTCGGCTACAGTACACTTTGATAAATATCTCATCTATGAAAATGACAGCTTAACAATCTCTGATGAGACTGAGCAATATGTATCTATCTACCTGATTGAGCAATTTGATTCTTTAACTGTATCAGATGATGAAACGGTCACGGAAACAGGAATAGGTACAAGGAATATAAATGTATATGAGGATTTGACAGTATCGGATTATGCAGAATTGACTTTGCCGATTTATGTTATATCTGTATCCGATGAATTAACTGTTGCAGACGAAACGACTCTTACTCTTGATAAATATCTTATAGACGAAGCGGATTCTTTGACAGTATCAGATCAAGATATAACTCATATAACACCATACTTGATAAATGAGTATGAAAGTCTTGTTATTGAAGATTATCTCGATGCTGTTGTAGGTTATAAGAACAAGGAAGTAAATGTATATGATGAGTTGACTGTAGAAGATTATTCAAATGTTTCATGGGCGGTATATCCATTTTTACAAGGATTATTGACAGTTAAAGCTACAAGAAGTACATTAGATGTTAGTCAAACGATGAGCGAGTTGGAAGTTGTCCAGACAGATTCGGAATTATCTGTAACGAGGTGATTTTATGGCATTTTTAATAGGCGATACAGTAAGGCTTGGGGCGACGATAACCAACTTTGATGGTGACGAAGAAGCCCCGGCTGCAATAACAGTAACGGTTTATAGGCAGGATGGTTCAACTAAACTTCTCGATGCAGGTGCGGCCTCACTGGTGGCCGGGACTACAGCTCAGTATTATTACGATTGGACTATTCCAGGGGCTTCACTTACTGCACCAGAGACTTTAATAGCATTGTGGGATTGGACGGGTCCGCATAAAAAGACAATAGATTTTGATGTTATACCGGCGGTGTAATTATGGCAAATAGACAATCACCAGTTAGCTTGGATGAAGCGAAAGAACATTTAAGAGTTGTGCATACAGACGATGATATGTATATCACTACTCTTTTACTGGCGGCGACTAAATGGGCAGAAGATTATCAACGCAGAATCTATGTAACAAGGTCTGTAACCGATTATATGGATGGATGGTCAACGGTTATAAGGCCGGTCTATTCTCCGCTTCTTACAGTAACGAGTATTAAATACCTCGATACAGACGGTACGCAACAGACTTTAGACGCAGCAAATTATCGGGTCGATATTAATACAGAGCCGGGCAGGATAACAGAAGCTTATGATTGCTCATGGCCTGATATAAGATATGTTACCAATACAATCGAGATTGCATATACAGCGGGATATGGGACTGCTGCTGCTGTCCCTGATGATGTTAAAGTTGCCATTATGCAAATCGTAGGTCATTTTTACGAGCATAGAGAAGTTGTGTCGGAAATGAAACTTGATAATGTCCCATTCTCTGCTAAAGAGCTGTTGTGGACTGATAGACTTGTGAAATTATGAATATCGGCAAATTAAGAAATAAGATAGAGCTGCAAAGCTATACTTCGGCTGCGGATACAATAGGTCAGCCGATAAAAACTTATTCTACTTATTCGACAGTCTGGGCATATATCCGGCCCATGTCTGGGCGTGAATTAATGAATGCCCAGCAGCCTATCGGTGAAGTGACTCATCAGGTAACTATAAGATATGACTCCTCGGTAAGTGTAGATGATAGGATTAGATATTATGATAATGTGAAAAAAGCATATAGATATTTTGATATTAACTATGTCGGCAACAGGGATGAAAAAGATGTTACGCTGGTTTTAATGTGTAAGGAAGCAGTATGATTTCGATGCAGATAGAAAATGCACAGGCGGTACAGGATGCTTTAAGTAAATTTGAGCAGAAAATATCTAAGAAAATTGTGCGTCAAGGTGTCAGGGCTGCATGGACTCCGCTGTTAAAAAAATCAAAGGAGAATGCTAAAGCCAATGTTGGCGGGAAGATGGGAAAACTTATTGCCAAGTACTTTCAATTAAGGGCATGGAGAAGGCAGAAAAAAGGTCAATATGCAATGCTTGTTAGATTGAAAGCTGATGTACCTGAGTTTATCCAATATTCAAAAGGAAGTGCCTTTTCTATAAAGACTAAAAAACAAGTTAGCGGAAGCAGGGCTTATATTCCCGTAGCTATAGAGTATGGTCATGCCTTCCCTTATCGTGGTGGAAGCGGTGCAAAAGATGTTGCAGCAATACCATTTATGCGTCCGGCACTTGATGTGATCAAACCAAAGGCTGTATATCTATTCAAGCAGCATTTAATAAGAGCCATTCGTGAGGAAAATCAGAAGCGATGATTGAAGATGAAATATACCAACTGCTTTCCTGTGATTCAACTATAACTGATTTGGTATCGACGAGGATATATCCGCAGGTACGAGACCAGGAAGATGGATTGCCGGCGATAACATACCAGATGATTAGTCAATTACACGGAGCGGATTTGACCGGAAGCAATGGACTTGTTGAAGGAAGGATTCAGATTAACTGTTTCGCCTCAACAATATTAGCGGCGGCACAGTTGGCGGATATAGTTAAGAATAGTTTGTCCGGCTATCAGGGTGGGAACATTGAAAGCTTATTATTGGAAGAAACGAATGATTTGCCATTCATTGAGCCGGAGAATGAGACTATGAATGTATATGCAAAGACAATGGATTTTTACGTTTGTTATAAGGAATAAATAGAAAATAGCCAATTTCTTTTGGCACAGAGTTAAGGAGTAAAACATTATGAGTACATTAGGATTTTCAGGAATGGGCAGCACGATGGTCTTTGACGGTGTGACCGTCGGAGAGATTGAGTCTTTCGATTTGGGGGAAGATACCAACGAGTATGAAGAGATACTCACGATTGACTCAACAGATTACTACTATGATTTGATTCTAACTGCTCTCAATACAGGTGAAATGACCTTTACCTGTATCTTTCAGCCGAGCAATACTACAGGGAATTATGCGGGATTAAAGACCAAGCACGATGCCAGAACCAAAGGTACATTTACTTGGACTTATCTAAATACTGCAAACTTCACTGGAACTGCCGGGCTGGTTGGATTGTCAAGACCTTCCGCACCTGATGCTAAGGGCGTTCAGAGATTTACGTTCAGACTGAAGGCGGCAGGACAGGTCACTTACACAGGAACTTAATATTAACTAAGAAATGAACAAGGGAAAGGTTATGAAAGCTAACGACATTAAAAAGGCTATTCAAAACAAGAGAGCCGAGAAAAAGAAACCAACGGAAGAAATCGAGATAGTTGGAGTTAAAGGATTTCTCTACAAGTCAAGTTCTTACGAAATGGAAGGCTGGCGTAGTTATTCAAATGCTACAACTGATGATGGCAAGTCCGATGAAAACAAAAGACGGCTATCACCTGCAAAGCTGATTCAAATCTCTTTCAGGGATGAGGATGGAACGAAAGTCTTTGAGGAACTCGACCTTCCATTTATCGGCGGTATCGAAGATGCAGAAATCAATCGGGTATTCAAACGCTGCCTGGCTATCAACGGATACGGTGGAGAAGGCATTGAGGCGATACTAAAAAACTTACTGGCGATAGTTGGCGAAGATGGCTTGTTCGCCTCTCTCGTGAATATCGGATGCCGTTGTCCGAACTGCTCGAAAAGCACTCAGCCTACGAACTCCGAGAGCAATGGGTCTGCGAGCAATACTGGCCCGCAGGACAGGCATCAGAAAGCTACAAAGCCATCCTTACAGGAAAAGTAGCGGGTCAGAAGATAGCTTTTGATGAAGGGACGCAAAAAGAAATAGAAATGATTATGAAGATGTTAAACGGCAGTTTCGATCCTGATAAAGATACACCGAAGCTGCGTGAAATTAAACCGGAAGATTTAAGAAAGTTTATATAAGGAGTAATAACTATGTCAGTTGGAAGTACAAGATATTGATTTAAGTTTATTCAAGGCTGGTGATTTAGCAGAGAGCAAAGCAAAGCTTCTTTATTCAGCGTTTGGCTGGACTTACGGTACTGGTGCTAATCAAGTTCAAATTATTTATGCTGATACGGTAACCTTAGCTGATGGAGCGAATACTACAATTAGTCTTTATGACTCAGGTACATATCTTGATATATTCGGAACGGCTTTAACTTTATCGTCATTGAAGTTTTTGTATATCAAAAATAATTCATCGGATGCTACTCTATTGGTTGGCGGTGGAGCTTCGGCAGACTTGGATATATTTGCAGCTACAAGCGATATATTAAATATAAAGCCCGGAGGCGTCTTTGTATGGATTGACCCTTCGGCGGCAGGAACAGTTTGCTCAACTAATAAGAATCTGAAAATCGAGCATAATGGAACAGGCACATCGTCCATGAATGTTGACATTATCGCTATGGGTCTCGATTAATCAGGAATGGCGACTGTATAGTTTACCAGAAATTATCTCGGTCGCCATCCTGTTTTTTAAGGTGACGATATGATACCTCTTGTAATGAGCATTA